ACCAAAGACATGGGCACTGATTACTTTGAAGATCCTAGAGCCAGACTCATGGCTATCAAGTCTAATAATGGACAAGTAAGCACCGGTTGGCCTACCATGGATAAGAGACTATTTGGTGGTATGAATAGGGGTGAGTTAAATATTTTTGCAGGTGGATCAGGTTCAGGTAAATCACTCTTTATGCAAAATATTGCTATTAATTGGATTACACAAGGACTCAATGGTGTATTTCTAACATTAGAGTTGAGTGAGGGACTGTGTGCTATGCGTATGGACAGTATGGTAGCTAATATTAGCACTAAGGAGATATTTAAAGACTTAGAGACTGTGGAACTAAAGATTAAAATGGTAGGTAAGAAATCAGGTAACCTACGTATTAAATATATGCCAGCACAGAGTAATGTAAATCAGATTAGAGCATATTTAAAAGAATTAGAAGTTCAGACGGGGGTACAGACAGACTTTATTATGGTTGACTATTTGGATCTCGTGATGCCAGTCAGTGCTAAGGTAAGTCCCAATGATCTGTTTGTCAAAGACAAATATGTTAGTGAAGAACTACGTAACCTGGCTAAAGAATTTAATATACTAATGATCACAGCTAGTCAGTTAAATCGTTCAGCAGTTGAGGAGATTGAGTTTGATCACAGTCATATTAGTGGTGGTATTAGTAAGATTAATACTGCTGATAATGTATTCGGTATCTTTACTAGTAGAGCAATGCGTGAGCGTGGACGTTATCAGATACAATTAATGAAAACACGTAGTAGTTCAGGTGTTGGGCAGAAAGTGGATTTAGACTTTAATATTGAAAGTCTACGGATTACAGATCCAGGTGAAGAAGCACAGGGCACACCCGGTACCCTAATAACACAGACTAATAGCATTATGAGTCAGATCAAACCTATTAGTACATTTGGCACTGTAAAGCAGTCAGGAGAGATTGTAACCGCAGATATACAGAGTACCAAACTTAAACAAATGATAGCAGGATTAAAGAGTACAGACAAATGATTTTATTTAATACCGGTGATAGCCATACTTGTTACAATGTTGGAGATGGACATACTTCCAATGGACTATGGTGCCCTAACGTCAAAGATCATTATTGGTATCAAATTGCCATGAAAGATTACGGATGTATTGAGTTTATCAATGAAAGTCGCCCGGGACGCAGTAATGATATGATGATAAAATTAGTCATTCGGCATTGTTTAGAAAATCCCAATTTACCAACATTTTATATAATTAATATCACTACTATATTTAGATTTGATTTAACTAGCCCGCAGAGTTACACTTTACATGATATTTTAACTCCGTTGGCTATAGCTAAACTTGATTTTGAAACTATAGAATGTACATTATATGCTAAGTTAATTGGCCTAATAGAATTTCTTCGAGCTAGAAATAAACCATTTTTAATCATAAACAATGGTAAAAATTTCAGTAATGATCAATTACCTATGCGTGATGCATATGTTAAATATTTCAAACAAGAGCCTAATTTAATAAATTGGTTTGATAACTCTAGAATATATTTTCAAGAAAATGTAACTAAAATCAAACCTGTTGATTTTGACCAACATGGGTGGAACGGACATGATGGAGCTAACGGACATGCTCGTTATTATGAAATGTTAAAATCAAGATTGCCAAAACTTCGATAAATATAACTAAATTGGAGTAGATCTTGCAAAAACGTACTCGTAGTATATTAGAAGAATTAGACACTCTGCACTTACACAAGGATAAAGCAAATCTTGTGGAAAGTCGTGCTAATCATGTGATTCAGGGTGCGATCAATCTCATAAACTTCATACGGGAAAGTTACAGCTCCGAACAAGCAGAAGAATTAGAACGCAGATTAATTAATAGTATCAAGAATCAGGATGGTACTAAGTTTAGTCGTGGCGTGAAAAGGTTAAAAAATGAAGATTAAACATATAGTATCTGAAACAGAGTGGTCTGATGTTATTAGTGGTGGGTTAAATTTAGCTCGTGATGCTTATGGTGCTTATAGAACCACTCCCAGTGCCACTCCCAGTGGTATTCCTCTAGTTAAAGATGACACCGGTATTGGTTATAGCAAAATGAAGGATGGTTCTTGGTATGCTGTTGACGGTCCCAATAAAGGTAAGAAAGTATCTCCAGAGAAGGAGAAAGAAATTATAGCATTGTTGGCACGAAAAATAAGAAATCAAATTCCAAATGAGCGTACCCTTAGAGATATTCGTAGTAAACGTAAAGCCGGACAATCTATAGCAACGTCAACTCAGGGAATAGGTAATCTCTCCAACGTAGAAAAAAATATTGCCGTAAATAAAAAAAATATTGCCGTAAATAATGCCGTAAATACTATGACGAACCGTGCTAAGTCTCGTAGTTCATATGGGCGACGAAAAAGAAGAAATCAAATTCCAAATGAGCGTACCCTTAGAGATATTCGTAGTAAACGTGAAGCCGGACAATCTATAGCAAAGTCAACTCAGGGAATAGGTAATCTCTCCAACGTAGAAAAAAATATTGCCGTAAATACTATGACGAACCGTGCTAAGTCTCGTAGTTCATATGGGCGTAAAGTAGCTCAGCAAACTACTGCTACCACTAGGCAACCAGCACAGGCAGTACAGCGACCAACACAACAGCCCGTTTCAATAGGTGGTCAGACTCTTGATCCAAATAATCCCAGTTATGCAAAAATAATTGCTCAAGCAAATCAAAAACACCCTATACCTAAGGCCGCACCTGCTCCAACACAAAAACCCAAATACAAACCTGATGGACGGGGTGGATTTACCCGAATTAGTGAGAGAGCAGACTTCAGTGCTATGCTATTACGGAGATTAAATGAAAATATTTGAGATAGCAGGCTCTACCCCCGTTAAACAAAAAGTTGGTAGAGAATTCAATCATCTGGAAGATCTTGTATTCACAGAAGAGAATGGTGCCCAACGTGCGATAATGATACTAAATTCATTAGCTAAACCTGCCAGTAAAATAGCAATCAAATGGGACGGTAATCCCACAATCTATTGGGGTAGAGATCCTGATGGTACCTTTCGTATGGTGGGTAAGAACAACTGGGGGAGACCAGAGGGTAAGAGTTCTAGTCCTAGAGAACTTAAACAGTTTATTATGAGTAGAGGCAAGGGTGAAGATTGGCGTGAGCAGTTTGCCAACGACATGGCAGCCATGTGGCCTATCTTTGAAAAGGCTACACCTAAGGATTTCCGTGGATATGTATTTGGTGACATACTGTTCAACCCAGCAAAACCATTTCAAGTAGTTAATGGTAATCTCACATTTACTCCAAACAAAACAACATACATAGTTAAGGCTGGTAGCAAAGATTTTCAGAAGTTATCAAGAGCAACAATAGTAGTAGCGGCACATCAGGTATATCCTAATTTTGGAGATAAGGTTGGAACACCGTTCACTGATCCTAACTTGTTTAGTGCAACTTCAGGGTTAGTAGTATATGGGCAAACCTATGTTAATCATAGACCAGCAGTAGGAGCAGAAAATATTAAGCGTATTGAAGCATTGGCCGCAGGTCAAGATGATATCAATCAAATGTTAACACCTGTACCAGGTATGGGTTACTTACGCACTGAGATCTATGCTTTTGTCAATAGTCAAGCAAAGGCTAAGCAGTTGCAGAAGATTAACACAAAGTTTTTTCTAGCATTTGAACAAAAGACTCCAGTAAAGCTAGCTAAAATAACAGCACATCTTAGCGCCTACCCTGGTGTATTAGATCAGATGTTTGAACTAGTTCGTGAGATAATGAAAGCTAAGGATGAAATTATTGCAGAACTTGATCAAGCAGATGGAGATATAACAGCCACCACAGGAGAAGTTCCGGGTGGAGAGGGTTATGTTAGTGGGAAGCATTTTGTTAAACTAGTCCCCCGACATCGTTGGACTCCAAACTAACACATTAAATTCCATTTGATATAAATATCTATATGCGTTAAACGCACACTTTTAAAAGGAATAAGAAAATGGCAGTATTTACAAGAGTTAATGGTAATTCACAAGTAGTAGCATCAGTTGGTAACGTGTCCTTAAGTACACAAGCAACTTCAGGAAACGTAATCATCAGTACAGGTATTGGTAAGCCTATCCAAGCATTGGCTATCAGTACAGGTGTAGATTTAACATTAGAACTAGGAACAGGTGGTGCAGTTGAAGCAATTATGCAACAGTTGTCTACTAATGCAACAGTTTTAGCATATCAAGTTTGTACAGCAACTGGTGGAACAGCAAATGGTTTGGTTAGTGTTATTGTTGAAGATAACCAATACACAGCAGCAACATTGCAAACAGACCTCCGTCTACTAACATCAGTAGGTGCTGGCTCACTAAACCTTAACGGTACAGTAGTATCCGGTGGATTGGGCGGGTTACAATTAGTAGGTAAAGCGATCTAAGTTTTAAAAACTTTAATAAGAAAGGCAACATTGTTGCCTTTTTTATTGATTGGTATAAATATCTATATGCGTTAAACGTACACTTTTAAAAGGAATAAGAAAATGGCAGTATTTACAAGAGTTAATGGTAATTCACAAGTAGTAGCATCAGTTGGTAATGTGTCCATAAGTACACAAGCAAATTCAGGAAACGTAATCATCAGTACAGGTATTGGTAAGCCTATTCAGGTTTATGGTATCAGTGGTAATGGTGTTTCGTTTACAAACGAATTTGGAACAGGTGGTGCAGTTGAAGCAATTATGCAACAGTTGTCTACTAATGCAACAGTTTTAGCATATCAAGTTTCTGTAGCTGTTGGTCAAAGTAGTGGAAATGCGAACGGGTTGTTGAGTGTTATTGTTGAAGATAACCAATACACGGCCTCAACATTGCAAGCAGATATCCGCGCACTAGGTTCACAAGGCAATGGTCCAATCAACTTAGCCAACACATTAGTTGTTGGTGGATTAGGCGGATTACAAATCGTAGCTCCTTAATAAATTTTATTTTATTAGTAAGAAAGGCAACTTTGTGTTGCCTTTTTTATTGAGCGATAAATACTAGCACTATGTCAATAATAGCCTGCCAGACACTAATAGATATTACTGAGACTAGAGTTACTAGAGGCGAGGGTGATCTCAGGGATAAACAGCGTAACTGGGAAACTATATTACAGACTTTGGGATTACGCACCCAACCCATGATACTAAGAGCGCCACGATGCTACAATGACATTGAACTAGCAGAAGTATGTGATTTTGGAGAGTTCTATCAGGGTAGTCATAGGGTCTGGGACTTCACATTTACCGGTGACCGGGAAGATAGTTACGATATAGAGCAGTTAGAACAGGACATAGATCAGGCACCCATTATTACGGGGTTAGATGAAACGGCTAGACTGTGGTTGCCACTATTTCACAGTGTTGGCCCCTTAAAAAACATTATCTTTTTCAGTACTGATAGATAAATACTTTTTGTTAAACCATTTTATCAAGGCTCACCTCAAGGCTCAGTAGTACCGTACTCTCAAATGGAGACCTTTGATGGCCACAGTAACAGAACGTGTTGGGATACTTGAAACCAAAGTAGACAATATACACGAAAAGATAGATGAAGTTAAAGTAGAAATAAGAGAAATGCATGATTGTCTGGACCAGACACGTGATAGCCTAGCTGCCACATTAAAAGAAATGTCACAAAATGCTGAATTAGCACATTTAGGTTTAGGTGCAAAGATTGGCGAATTAGAGAAATTTAAAGCAAAATGGATGTATTTAATTATGGGTGCTATAGCAGTTTTAGGATTTGCATCAGGACATGCGGCGGCACTACTTAAACTCATATCATGAAAATCATTGAAATATCTCCTGGTTTATCAACACATATTACCAACGAAGAATCAGATCTCCTACTACAATTTGACGACAAAACTCCCACAATAGCTAAACATACACTTGACGATAGACAACAGATGATAGCTAACCATCTAGTAAACAAAAACATATTACTAAGAAAAAATGAAAACAATCAACTCATCTACAAAAAAAGAATTAGGTAGGTTTTTCGTAGAGCAGGCAATAAAACATGTAGACAATTGGTCCAAAAAACAATTTGAACATATTCGTAGAACTGCCAAGGCACCAGTTTGCATACCATTATCCAATAACTCATGGACTATGGGAGTTTATATAATTACACAACATAATGAACATGCATGGGAAGTAAATAAAGAAAACAAAATAATTCATACATTTTACAGTAAAAAAGCGGCCATATTGTATGCTGTATATAGCCAGTATGGTCGTTTTTCATTTGCACAGGATCTAGTGACATTAGACACACCTGTAGCAAATCTCTATGATAAAATGAACTTTTACAATAAGAAGCTGACCTACAAGAAAGTTGATACGTTTAAACAACAGCTCTGGAGATCCAGATACGATGATACCCGGATTAGGTACGTTGATGCAATCCAGATTTTAGAAAAAAAATTAAAATCTGCTAAATATATACAAAGTTGGGAAAATAAACTATGAATCTAAAAGACCTAGCACCAAAGAAATCCGAGCGATTAAACAAAGTTATGGAGAGCCGTTTCGGCTTTGCTATTGACTATGATAGTCTAACTTATCAGAAAGCACAACGCATCAATGCTGTGTTAGGTGAGAACCTAACATCAATACGCCAGAGTTATGGCATTCATACAGCAGAGCGTAATCCTAAGTATATGGAAATGCTTATGGTTCGTGAAGGCTTACAAGATTGGATTAGAAATCAGGAAATCCTCACTGAAGGCGAATTGGACACAGCAGAAGTAGTATTGGCTGCCAAGGACATGGTTGACAGTGTACAGGATATGATTGAAGATGCCAGCAAAATGCTTAACGAACAACTACCACCCTTACTGGATTCTATCCGTGATAAGATTGGTACAGCACAAGCAGAAGCATTTAGTGGATCTGTTACCGGCGCATTACAAGCTCTGTTGGATAACCTCAACTCAGCACGTAGTACATTGGACAGCGGTTCCCGTAGCCTAACTGGTGAAGAAGTTGCCGCCCCAATGCCAGGAGCAGAAATGACTCCTGAACCAGCTGACAATGGTATGCTTCCTCCGCCAGCACCTGATCTAGATGATGAAGAAGACATGGGCAGTGATGAGGCAGGATTAAATAGAGAACGCCGTTAATGCGGGCATGTGAATTTATGTTTGAAGATGGAGAGTCCACAAGCTCTCCGTTTTCTGATGATAATGCCTATTCAGAAGTAGTTATGATTTTAGGGCAGATCCAACATGAAATCAAAGATAAAGATCTTGATCTCAACGTACCCACACAACTGGTAATTGACTATATTAAGAATACTGGTGTGCAAACATTCTCATATGAAGATCTATTAGATGCAAATGATAAAGTACCAGCAATAAAGGAGATAATTAAGAATATCTCTCCTGATAAAATAGAATTCGCATCCGGTGCTGAAGCTAAGGTAAGTAATCCAGATAACACTGGCGGAGTTGGTGGAGTAAACCCTAATCCCGAGCAGACCGTATCCAGTATGGCTAATGCTGCGGCAGCAAAACGTAGACAAGACTAGTCTAACCTGTTATAATAGTTAAATAATTTAACTATGATTACACTAACTCAAAAAGCAGTAAATAAAATAAAATCCAATCTAGAGACTCGTGGTCAAGGTATTGGCATTAGTATTGGTGTGAAGACCACAGGCTGTAGTGGTTTGGCTTATGTAATTGACTACATGGATAAAGTTCCTGTAACTGAAGACTGGTTCAAATACGAGCATGATGGGGCCACAGTATGGATAAACGGTAAAGATCTAATTTATTTAGATGGTTTAACTATGGACTGGATTAAGCACGGACTTAATGAACGATTTGAATTTATTAATCCTAATGAATCAGCTCGTTGCGGATGCGGTGAAAGTTTTACTGTAAAATGAAACAAGTTGACAATCTATGCGTCAGAGTAAATTCTCCTGTAGATCAATTTATGGCAAACAAATTTTTAGAGATCTTTAATGATAACAAATAGATATAACTATGCAAAGATTGACAGGGAAACTGTAGACGGCAAGCGACATTACTGTCTACCAGATGGTAGTAAAGTTCCTTCGGTTACCACCATCTTAGATAAGACTAAATCAGAGGAGAAGAGGAGAGCACTACTAGAATGGCGTAAGTCAGTAGGTGAAGCTAAAGCACAGGAGATCACTACAGAAGCATCTGGACGCGGTACACGAATGCACAAGTGGTTGGAAAACTATGTTAAGGATGATAATATAGGAACCCCCGGTACTAATCCACATAGCATAGAAAGCCATAAGATGGCTAGCACTATTGTTGCTGAAGGACTATCTAAGAACGTTAACGAATACTGGGGAGTTGAGGTACCTTTATACTATAGTGGGCTATATGCAGGCACCACTGATTGCATAGCCGTTTGGAACGAAAACCCCGCAATTTTAGACTATAAACAGTCAAATAAGATCAAAAAACTTGAATGGATTGAAGATTATTTTATTCAGCTAGCCGCGTATAGTTTAGCACATAATAACATGTTTGATACAAATATTAGAACTGGTGTTATATTAATGTGTGTGAGACCAAAGACTAATGAATCTGCACCAGTCTATCAGGAATTTGTCTTAGAACCCAAGGACTTTGACTACTGGGAGAACATTTGGATTAATCGGGTGGAACAGTATTACAAAGGAATATAAATACGAATACAGGATATAAAATATGGCCATCGTTCAAATCAGTCAAGTTAAAAATCGTAGCGGTCTACAACAGGATTTGCCCCAGTTAGCAACGGGTGAAATAGGTTGGAGTGTTGATACACAACAAGTTTACATAGGTAATGGTACACTTGCTGAAGGTGCTCCACAGATTGGTAATACACGATTACTTACTACTGGCGATTTGTTATTCGCCAATGGACAAGTACTCTCGCAGAGTATTGCTAGCGGTCAGGCCAATGCCAACATAGCATCCTGCTTCTTTACTAACACACAACCAGGTATAATTTTTAACTATAGTATACAACGTAATGTTGGTGCAAATAACTATGTTAGAACTGGAACTATGCATATTAGTCAGTATAATGGCCTTATAGGATACGATGACGAGTTTTCTGAAAATGCAGCAAATTCATTGTCTAATTTCTCTACAGCTATACAATTCAGTGTTAAAAATTTTAGTAATGTTGCAGTAGTACAGGCTACTGATCTCTCTGGTGGATCTATTACAACAGCGGCAAATTTAAAATATAGCTTATCATCAATCAACTTTTAAGCAGTAATCAAATACCATGTGGAATCTACTACCCAGCGAGCGTCTACGCTATTGGCAGGATTTTAGACAATCTATCAACACTAAATCCCTTGAAGAAGCAGTCAAAGACACTCAACATCTCTGGAGTTATGCACCATTTCAGACTCGTTACCTGTCCAGACTACCCATAGACAAATGGCCCAATCCTTGGGAATTAATATACGAAAACCAGTATTGCGATCTTGCAAAAGCATTGGGAATAGTGTATACTCTATATCTAACTAATCACTGCCCTAAATTAGAAATAGTAGTATATAATGCACCATTGATTAAGGATCCATATAATTTAGTCTTTGTTGACAAAGGAAAATATATACTTAATTACATACACGATGAAGTTGTAAATAACACACAACTTCAGAAAGATCTAGAAGTAAAGAATATTATACACACCGGGCAATTAGGATTAGACAAGTTTAAATAAGAAAGAGCATCAATGACACAAATTCAAGTAATCAAAAGAGATGGTAGCAAAGAAGGTCTCAATTTAGATAAAATACATAAAGTAGTATTCTGGGCAACACAAGACATTACAGGTGTTAGTGCTAGCGAAGTAGAAATTAAAAGTCATATACAGTTTTACACTGGTATTAAATCCAGTGAAATACAAGAAACATTAATTAAATCAGCAAGTGAATTGATCAGTGAAGAGACTCCTAACTATCAGTACGTTGCTGGTAGATTAATCAACTACCATCTTCGTAAACAGGTATACGGTGATTACACTCCTTGCAGTCTATTGGAGTTGGTCAAACGTAATGTAGCTACAGGCTTCTATGACGCGGGTCTATTAGAGGTTTATAGTGAAGCAGCCTGGAATACCATGAACAGTGCCATTGATCATAGCAGAGATGAGAACTTCACCTATGTGGCCATGGAACAATGGCGTGGCAAATATCTTGTACAAAATCGTGTGACTGGTGAGATCTTTGAAACACCACAGATGGCATATATGCTAATAGCCGCCACCCTGTTTCAAAACTATCCCAAAGAAACTAGATTAGGCTGGGTTATTGATTACTATAATGCTATCAGCAAACATGATATCAGTCTACCTACCCCTGTCATGGCAGGTGTTAGAACATCGCAAAAACAATTTAGTAGTTGTGTTCTAATTGAGACTGATGATAGTCTCGATAGTATTAATGCTACCTCCAGTAGCATTGTCAGGTATGTAAGTCAGAAGGCTGGTATCGGAATTGGTGCAGGGCGTATTCGTGCATTGGGAGCACCAATCCGTAAAGGTGATGCCTATCATACAGGTGTTATCCCGTTCTACAAACACTTTCAGAGTGCTACACGCAGTTGTAGTCAAGGTGGGGTGCGTAATGGTGCCGCTACATTATACTATCCTATCTGGCATCTAGAAGTAGAAGATCTATTAGTATTAAAGAACAACAAGGGTACTGAAGACAATCGTGTAAGACATATGGACTATGGTGTTCAGTTTAATAAATTAATGTATGAACGTCTGATCTCCGGTGGAGACATTACTTGCTTTAGTCCACATGATATTCCTGAAATGTATGATGCCTTTTTCAACGATCAAGACAAATTTAAAGATCTCTACGAACGTGCAGAGCGTGATACTAAACTACGTAAGAAGACTTTCAAGGCTATTGATTTATTCAGTAAGTTTATGCAGGAACGTAAAGACACAGGACGTATCTACTTGATGAATGTAGACCACGCTAATACCCATAGCCCTTTCAAAGAAGAGATCGCACCTATTAAGATGTCAAACCTTTGTACAGAAATTGACCTGCCAACAGTACCAATGGGGACTATAACAAAGAAGTTTATTAAGGTTAAAAAAGAAGTAGCAAGTGACTTTTTACTAAACAAACCAGAACAATTTGTTAAACTGACGAAACTGAAATAGTTAAATGTACTGAATTACAAAATATGGAAAACGAATATGAATGAATTGAATGAATTGTATACCGAAATAGACGAATTGCCTCCAGTACTAGATGACTCTTTTGAGTATTACGAGGTATACGAAGATACATCGAGGATAAGTTTGTGTACTCTCAGTGCCATTAATTGGGGTAATGTGCGTCAACCAAAAGACTTTGAACGTATGTGTACCTTGGCTGTTCGCGGACTAGATGCATTATTAAGCTATCAGGGATATCCTGTGCTGGCTGCAGAACTGTCTACAAAAGAATTTCGTCCCTTAGGTGTCGGTATTATTAACTTAGCCTACTTCCTAGCCAAACATGATGTTGGGTACACTGATCCTAAAGCATTAGCCATCGTAGATGAATATGCAGAAGCCTGGAGTTATTATCTAATTAAAGCCAGTGCTGACTTAGCCAAGGATCATGGTCCTTGTACCAGATGGCAAGATCTTAAATATGCAGATGGTAAATTACCAATTGATACTTACAAACGTGAAGTAGATGAACTTGTGCCGCCGATCGAGCGTATGCCCTGGGCATCTTTACGTGAACAGATCTTGACATCAGGTATAAGAAATGCTACACTAATGGCACTGATGCCTGCTGAAACTTCAGCACAGATCAGTAATGCTACTAATGGAATTGAACCACCACGTAGTTATGTTAGTATTAAACAGAGTAAGGATGGTGTGCTAAAACAAGTAGTACCAGAATATCGTAAGTTAAAAAACAAATATGAGTTATTGTGGGATCAAAAGTCTCCTGAAGGTTATTTAAAGATTTGTGCTGTGTTACAAAAATATATTGATCAAGGCATTAGTGTAAACACTACCTACAATCCCAAATACTTTGAAGATGAAAAGATTCCTTTAAGCACTATGTTGGGTCATATACTAATGTGTTACAAATACGGTTTAAAACAATTATATTATTTCAATACCATGGACGGTCAAGGTGAGATTGATGTAGATAAGTTGGAAAACAAAGACGAGTCAACTGAAGCACTAAGTCAAGAAGAATGTACAAGTTGCGTAATATAAAGGTGTAAGATGAGTGTATTCAATATTAAGAATAAGACCAAACATACAGAAGCATTGGCGTTTCTAAATCCATCAGGATCATGTACTATACAAAGATATGATGTGTTAAAGTACAGACAATTTGAAAAATTAACAGAAAAACAGTTGGGGTTTTTCTGGAGACCTGAGGAAATTGACATCCTACGTGACTCCAAAGACTTCAAAGAACTAACACCATTTGAACAACATATCTTTACCAGTAATTTAAAAAGACAAATACTGTTAGACTCTGTACAAGGTAGATCACCTAATTTAGCTTTTTTGCCTCTCACCACTATTCCTGAATTAGAAACTTGGATACAGACTTGGAGTTTCAATGAGACTATTCATAGTCGTAGTTATACACATATCATACGTAACATCTATAGCAATCCCAGTGAAGTGTTTGATGAGTTACTAACTATAGAACCTATCGTTGCCTGTGCTAAGGATATTAGTATATATTACGATCAGTTAATTGACAGTAGTTTATATTATCAATTATTGGGTGTAGGTAATCATACTGTCAATGGTAAGAAAATAACTGTAGACTTATATGATCTTAAGAAAAGATTATGGATAGCAATAAATTCTGTTAATGCCTTAGAAGGTATACGTTTTTATGTATCCTTTGCTTGTAGCTGGGCATTTGCTGAACTGAAGAAAATGGAAGGTAATGCTAAAATTATTAAACTTATTGCGCGTGATGAGAATGTACACTTAGCATCTACACAGACATTATTAAAAATATTACCCACTGATGATCCTGACTATGCAAAGATTAAAAAAGAAACTAAAGAAGAATGTGAGCAGATGTTTCTAAGTGCCGGACAACAGGAAAAATCCTGGGCTGAATATTTGTTTAAAGACGGTAGTATGATAGGATTAAACACGCAGTTATTATGTGATTATGTAGATTGGTTAACCTGTAAGCGTATGACTGCTGTGGGATTAAATTGCGGGATTAAGGTTGGTAGCAACCCCCTACCTTGGACAGCCAAGTGGATTGCGGGGTCAGATGTACAAGTAGCACCACAGGAAGTAGAATTAAGTTCCTATATTGTGGGCGGAACTAAACAAGATGTAGACAACACCACATTCAAAGGTTTTAGTCTATAAATAAAAGCGTTAAAGTAAATTGCATTAGCAAATACTAATCCTTGTGGTGACACTGATACATTAATATAAATTTAATGACGTAAGTATGTCAGGCTTAAATACTCTGTAATATTAAAAGGATTTAAGCTATGATCAAATTAAATATTGAAAATAACATATCGTGATAATTGTCTATTCAAAGAACAACTGCCCCTTTTGCACACAAGCAAAAAACTTATTGAAGTCTAAACATATTGCATTTGAAGAAATAAAAATTGATGAAGATGCTAACGCCAAGGAATTTATTCTTGCCGAAGGACATCGCACTGTACCACAGATCTACCAAGATGAAAAGTTATTTGTAGAAGGTGGATACGTGGGATTATCAAAATTAACTGAAGATCAAATAAAGGAAAAACTGAATGTTAGTACCTAAAAGTT